TTTGATGTTGAATATTGTTGAATATTTCTTAATATTGAATTGCGAATATCTGTATTGTATGAAGTGACATAAACACTAGAATAAACCTCAATATAAAGATATTTAAGATCTAATATTTCAGGAACAATACCAGCAATCTTGTATTTCTTTAGTTCTCTTTTAATATTATCTTTAATTGCATTAGAGATAAAATCTCCGGTTATAGGCTTTATGGTAATAAAAACCTTTCCATATTGAGGTGGAGTTAGGTCTTCGCCTCCGAAGACACTTACAGACTCGGTTTGAGTATAGATCTTAGGAATAATTGTTTCATAATCTGAGGCTGTTACGGCCCTATTTTGAGTTGAGTAATATCTTGGAGCATAACGCTTGATAAAATCTACACTTTCAATTTCCTTTCCGTTGATGCTTGGAGCAGCACTTATGTTTGAAATTCCAGATGTAATGAATGTATCGGTTCCGGTGATTTTTACAACACCTTGAAAATTGAAGTCTGAAATTCCGTTGGCTTTTTCTCCATTCGAAACCACATAAGAAACAACTATAGAATCATTTTGCTCTAGTTTTCTACCGAAGATTCCATCGCCAAACAAAATTTCATATCTTTGATCTTCTATTTCACGAATAAAATAAACATTTGATGCCGAATTTAATCCTACAATTGAATCGGTTTGTGTATAAACAACATCATTAACCGAAATCTCAATCAGAGAAGTATCAACATTAGAATTTCCTAAAATGAATCTTTGGAATTTATTTGAAGGATTAACAGCGAATGTTTCCTTTATTAAGGTTCCTTCGTAAATTGCAACATTATCAAAGATTGCTATATTTTCATTTACTGGCTTTACAATGTCTTTCGGAAGCACAAATGTATAGTTTAGACCTTCAACACTCAAAGATGAGCACATAATGCCCTTTTGTAGAGTGAGTGACAGTGGGGTTGAAGATAGATTTGATGTGTCTACAAGAAAGCTGATATTTGAACTTGATGATCTTCTTGATCTTGGAACATAACCTATATTCTGCGCAAGAGAAACCACATTATCTCTAAGTGTCGCTCCATCCAAAAATACTTCATTCGAAATCATATTTGAATTATATGATTGAATGTAAGTATTATAGGCTAAAATATCAATAATAATCGACAGATTTGATCCTTCAAAATCAAAATCCGTAAAATTTGAATTTGAACGTATATAATTTTTAATAGACTCTCGAATCTGATCAAAATCTAGATTCGCAAAATTTACAATAGACATTTATCGAGTTGGAATAAGAGCGAATGATAATTTTTGAGTTCCTACATCAATACCAATGATATTATAATTAATGATAACATCAAAGGAACCTTCATCATAATTTGGATTTACAGTAACAGAATTTAAACTAACTCTTGGTTCATTATTTCTTATAACTTCCTTTATTTCTTCCGAAATAAGATCTGATGTGAATTCATCTACCTGTTCAAATAATAAAGATGAAATGCGACTACCTAAATTGTAATTAAAAAATCTCTCGCCCTTATTCGTCAATACAAGATTACGAATAGAGCGAGAGATCGCTGTTTCATTTTTTATAGCAATTAAGTCATAATTTAGAGGACTAGCCTTAAAGGTCATGCTAAGATCTTTAAATCCTCTACTAACTTTAGGTTGATTCACAAGAATAGTTTTTTATTAACTATTCTATTTATTCGACTAAAATTTCATTAGAATTTGGAATATTTTCGTGAATTTCCTGTTCAAACTCTTTATTTTTGAGATACCTTTCGGTTGTAACTTCTCTTAGAAGATTAGAATTGTAATCTGTAATCAAAGATGTGGTTCCCCACATTTTGTACATGTATTCTTTATCTCTGTCTACTGGTTTACCCATAATTAACCTTGTCCTCGATACGGTTTTGTTGATTTGTTTCTACTGGTAGCAGCATGTTTTGTGTTTTTGCTTCTACCTTGTCTTGTATTCTTTGGAGTGGATTGATCTTTAATGTTTTTCATTCTATAATCTCAATTTGAATTTTATTTGGATCGATGTTTTCATCATAATATTGTTCTGCAAGATTCAATAGGATTTCTTGAGATTCTTCGACACTTATGTTTTCGTGAAGAAGTTTTCCATCATATAAAATATTTATCATATCAGATGATCCTCATCTTCTCATGACCGACTCTAATTCTAGGATCGCACCAGATTTGAAATCCCTTTTCTTTTGCATCAAGACAGAATGAAACATCTTCTCCACACATGTCTTGAATTTCTCCAGAAGAGAACGTCTGAAGTTTTGGAGCAAACCACGGATAGGTGAGATTTTCAAAAACACCCTTACGAACAAGAACCCAACCAAATCCGACATAATCAACGGTGAAGGGCTTACGACGAACCGATAGAGTTTCTACGGTTTCGTGTTTCATGGTTCCCTTATTCGAACGAAACTCTTCTTCGGTAAGCCAATGAGCAACTGCTGCCGTGTGACCATCTTCGGTTGCATACCATCCAGAAACAATTGGACGACCTTCCGAATTAAGAGCATCAATTTCTGGATTTTCGGTCATTACGATGGTTTGAGCGGGCTCAATTGCCATTGCGCAAAGTTGCCAGAACTTTTCGGTATTAAAAACAATATCACTATCAATCCAAAGTTGATAATCATATTCGAGTTTTCCATCCCAGGGCTTTTGATTTGGTCCATTTAGAACATTAGCACCTAAACATTTGCATCGAGCAAAGTTCACCATTGACGAATAATCTTGTGAAATATGAATGCTCATTCCATTATTAACAAGATCAAATGCAAGCTGAACAAATGATTTTAGAAACATGAATGAACATCCTCTACCTGGAAGACAAAATACTATTGTTTTGCCTCTCATTTTTTGCTTTATATATTCATAATCCCATTCTTCTCTGGGAGCGACTTCTGATTCAGCAGCCTTTACAATAAATCCTTTTGCCATAAAAATAATTAATAAACAACTTTAGTCGAAAACGTATTTTTCATTAACCAATTCAATATATTCATAATCTGTCTTATCGATAATATCTTTCCATATGATATTAAAATCTATTTCTGATAATGTATGGTATTTACATCGTCCTTTGTAGTAAATATGAAATATTTTATCCATGAGTTCTTACATAGATTTCAAGAAAACTATAGCATACTTTCGTCGATTTGTCAACCGACCGTTTATTTATAAATAATTCAAAGCTGTAAGTTTGGGAGAAACTACTTTGAAAAGAACCTTCGAGAAATTTCTAGATGAGGCATATCAAATTTATGGTCCTCATCCTCATGGACCTAGCGACGCTGAATCAATACCATTAGGAAAGCCTTATAAGAATAAAAACCGCGCCAAAACAAGAGCCGATCAATTAGATCAAAAAATTGGCGGATATCGTCATAAAGTTGTTAAAGTCGATGAAGAATTCAAAGATTTAACTCCAGAAAAAGAACAACGAGTTAAAAATAGAGTCGGAGAACTCGCAAGAGATATTCAGGTTCAAGGTGCAAGATATAAAGAACTAAAAAATAAACCACTTTCAAGACTAAGACCAAATATAAAAAAAGAACAGGGAAAAATTGCCAAGTCTGCAAGAAAAAAAGGACAATTAGTGCAGAATGCATCTGATGCATTGATTCGAACATCCACAAGTCGTTCAGCAAAGATTCAAAAGCAAATTCAAGATCTAAAAAGATTAACAAATGAAGCAAAAGAGCCAAAACCTGTGCAGGCGTCTTTAAACAAAATGTCGGCGGCTTATTCAAGAAAATACCCCGGAACTAATTTATATGCTTATGAAAGAGGTTCTGGTGATATTCGTCTTAATACTATATGGATTCCACCAGATAAAAGAGCTGGAGGAATAGGAACTAGAGCATTAAAGGGCCTGACTAAAATAGCCGATAAAAGTAAAAAAACCATATCCTTAACTCAGGCTCCAGATCCAGGTAAAAAAGCCGCATTAAATAGATTTTATTCTCGTCATGGATTTAAGTCTAATTTAGGAAAAAACCGTGATTTTTCCATTGGAGGCACACACATTCGTCAACCAAAATCAATCGAAGAAGCAAAATATGAAAAGTATCTTTCACCTCAAGAGAAAGAAAGTGTAAGAAATAATAGAAATTTTGGTAATACAAGATCAGCCGACAGTGCCACTGGAATGAGAAGAACTTTCAATCGAGGTGGAAGAGGAATCAAAAACATTCCTGGTGATAAGCAGAACTATGATTTACCAATAACATCTCGTTATTCAAAACCAGAAGAAGTTCAAAAAAGAATTCAATATCTAAAAAATAATCAAAATGGTAGACAATTCTTGATGCAGGTTAAGGGTGAATTAGAAGCAAAAAGAGCCAAAAGACAAGCAGCAGTCTCCAATGCTGCAAATAAGATTGTTAAGAGGTTAAAGAAAAGATGAAAAAAAGTTTTGATGTTTTCATAGAAGAAGCCACAAAAAGAATTCGAGTTTTAAATACGGCTCATTATACAAGTGCCAGTAATAAAGCGAATATATTGAAAAGTGGATTTCGAGATTCTCCATCTACCGGAGCATATCATCCCGATACAAATAAAAGAACTGTTTATACATCTCCACATGCCTCAGTTGGAAAAACTTATGGACATTCGAGGGTGAATATAAGAATCGTTAATCCAAAAGTTAAAAATACAAACTCTTTTAAGAATTATAAAAATCAGATTAAAGATATTGTTATGAATAGAGATGGAGAAGATCTTCAAAATAAGGCTCGACAAATTTCCCCCGTACAGCAATCTAAAAGAAATATTGAAGCTGGCCATTCGATTGTAAGAGTTCCCGATGCACATTCCCAGTTTATTCCAAAATCAAGAAGAACTTCTTATATTATGATTGATAAAGATGTGGCAAATAAAAATATTAATCGAAATCCTGTCAATCCTACAATTAGAAAGAAGAAATGAAAACCTTTGAAGAGTTTATTACAGAGGCTCTACATGGTCCCAAAACACCAAGAGAAACAAAAAGACGCAGGGGCGAAAATCTATCAAAGATATTAAGAAAAAGATTAGGTTTAAAGTCTCATGTAAAAACAAAGGGTGGTGAAAATTACAATCATCCGACAGAAGATCCTGATGATGTTTCAACCGAAATTGCCAGTTACAAAAGTCCGGCTCATTTTGCCGTATCTTCAAGTCCAAAAACAGAAGTTGATGATAAAAGAAAGAAGGTTGTTACCAATTCACAAAGAGCCCGCCGTGCAAGACATATTCTTCGTGATATTACACCTCATAAAAATTCAACTCGACCAACTCATTCGATTGATCTTGAACCAAATTTAAAAAGAGATCATGGTGATTTTGAAAACATTAAACAGAGAACCAAAAACCTAAAAAATGCCGCAAAAAATGCACCAGAACATTTAAAGAAAGCTGGTGCTAAAACTGGAGATTTTGTTATTGTAAGACCAGGACAAACACAATCCGGCGGACCAAAAGAAGCCGGTCAAAAATCAAGAGGCAAGTTATATAAAAGTCTTTATCCTGGGTTATCCAAGATTTCAAAAACCGGAATAATGAAAACCAATCAATCCTGAGAATTAATAAATGCTTGTTTGGTTGGAGCACCTTTACTTCCAGGCTTTCTCATCTTTTCGCCAGAACCTCTTTTGATTCTGGCTCTTTTTGCATGAATATTGGCCCAAAGTCCATTCTTTTCAACAAGTTCCTGATACCAGGATTCACTCATACTTTCTACAATATTGATAGCCGCTTCTTCTGAAGACGCATACCCCGCTTCGATTAAGTAATCTACAATAGTCATTTTTATTTAGACCCAAAACTATATTTATTTCAATGAACATCTCAAATCAAGAATGGAATCAAATTAATCCTAAGGATCTATGGGTTTATAATAAGTTAGATTTATCTTTAAGATTAGGATATCAATGTGGACCATGTGGTGTTGATGTTACTATTTCTGATTATTATGTGGTACGTCCTGCAATTAATTTTTGTGGAATGGGAAGATTCTCAAGAATAGAATATTTAGAATGTTCTACTGATCATTTACATCCAGGTGAATTTTGGTGTGAAAGATTTAAAGGTGAACATTTAAGTGTCGATTTTATTAATAAGAAACCAGAACTTATTGTTAAAGGATATAGAAATATAAAGAATCCTGCATATCAGTGGAACTGTTGGATAAGAGTAGAAAGAGATATAAAGTTTCCAGATGTTCTAAATGAACTGGTTGATGATTATGAATGTATTAATTGTGAATTTATTGATGAAAAACTTATAGAAGTACAATTTAGAAAAAATCTTGATTTTCGATGGGGAAATAAATTAGCAATTCCTGTATGGAATAATGATATTAGAATGAATAATAAATTAAAATTTGTAAAAGATCCTGATTATAGGAGGTTGGGCTTTTTTATTGATTAAAGGTATTTGAGAGAAAAAATACCGCGAAAAAATTTTTATGATGAAAGGTATTTGAGAAAGAAAATGCCCGCGAAAAAAATTTGTTGATTATTTACTTTTGTAGCCTAAAGGGACCCATTATTTTTTATTTGGGGGCCTTATGGGGCGTTATGGGCCTTATGGGCCTTATGATCGAATTATCGAATTATCGAATTATGGCATGGCCCAACACATAAAGACATAACAATCGGCCATAAGTGTCGAATCTCAGTATAACATTGTCGCTATACTGTTCATGATAAAAAAGGGCCGCGATTGCGGCCCCGTTTGGGTTAGTTACAGCCCGAACTTATCCTTACAGATAGGACCAATCCCCAGCTCAATCGAGCGAGGATCGGTTAACTCTCGCCCGCAACATGAGCAGTTTCCTGATTCCTTTCCATACCGAATAGCAGCGGTCAAAGGATCAGCCGCCGCTGATAATAGCGCCTCTTTGACATCATCAGACATCCGAGAATCCATCCCGAACCTGTTACAAATCTTCCCAAGATACTTAGGTTGGGTTCCATAATTCCCAACTTCTGTTTCTGTCAGCGAGGTGACATAAAGAGCCGTCCCAATTTTGTTGGGCGAGACTGCTATTTTATCGAACCTCATCTTCATACGCTTCGCCCCTTTCATGCGAAGATTGTTAAAAACTTCGAACAACTTTTGAAAGTTGTCATCATACTTTCCGCCATCATCACCGGCTTCGGTGATAGAATCATTGGCCAACTTATGAGCCCAGGCATACTGAGAAGACGACAACCGCCCCCAGTAAGACCTTAAAGTCTGGGGAAAGTTCCCCTTTAAAGTGTAGAGAATCTCCAGCACTTTATCATCAGAAAGATCCGACGAGAACGTGATCTCCCCATCCTTGCGAGTGTTGACGGTGAAGACTTGAGCCATGGGAACCTCCCATCAGGACTCCCCCATAATAGCAGGTCGAGATCCCATGGCAACCCTTGAAACCTTAAGGAATCCTGAGAATCCACTTTCATTAAAGTTTAATTAATTTAAGGCAGGGTTAACGTGGCTCACATTTGTCATCGGCCTTCGGGGCCTCGGTTCGTTTGTGTCATAATTCTATCCTGGCTGGCATGACCTGTCAAGCTTCAGAACCTTAAGGTATCCTGAGAATCTGCGGATCTCATAAGACTTGCCGGATTGTGTCAGGCGATACAGTCCTAGGATGGCTGGCGTGGTAGGATTGTTTCACAACCAGAAAAGGCCACGACGGCTGTTAACGACT